CGCGGCCAAGTAGGGGATGTTGGGTGTGGACAGGGTGATAGACGGGATGTTGATGCCCATCACGCTGCCGCCGGCGAGGGTAAAGCTCAAGTTGTTCCACTTGGAGATCAGCCAGTTGACGGCCGATCGGAACGCGTTTTTGATCCCGTCGAACAAGCCGCGGGCCGCCGAGCTGATCCGCCCCGGCAGATTCTTCACGAACGAGACGACCTTGTTGAACCCGTTCACGATCCGGTCCTTCGCACCGATCACCCACCCGACAACCGTAGTGAGCAGCCCTTTCCAGAAGCCGAAGTACATTTTGATGCCGGTCCAGATCGCCTTGGCAGCCTTAACGAAGAAGCCAGCGAACGGGCCAGCGAACCAGGCCCCGACTGCCTTGAGGAAACCCCAGATCGCCCCCCAGACCGCGATGAAGAACTTACGAAAACCCTCGTTGGTTTTCCACAAATAGATCACGGCCGCAACCAACGCTACGATCGCCAGGATAATAATCCCGATCGGGTTCAGCGACATGACGATGTTCAACGCAGCCTGAACCGCGACCCACGCCTTAGTCGCCACCGTTATCGCACCGGTGATCAACTTGTAGGCGACGAACGCCGCGGTCAGTCCGATCACCACGGCCTTGAACACCTCCGCGCCGGACGAACCGCGGCTGAGCCAGCCGGCGAAATCGGCAGTGGACTTGACGATGTGCTGGAGTACGGGCCGGACCTTGGTGTCCAGGACCTCCCAGACCTTTCCAGCCACCACCCCGATCTGTTCCATCTTCCCAACGAAGCCGTCGGACGTGACGTCGCCGTCTTTGAATGCCATGATGAGCGCGCGCAGGCCAAGCCCGAGAGTGTTGATGGCACCAGTGAAACCTGCGATCGGGCCCTTACCCTGAATGCCGGCGAAGAACGACTTGAACGCGTCGAACGCCTTGAGCAGGAACGGCAGCAGGGCCTTGCCAACCGTCTCCTGCAACTCCCCGAACTGGTTCTTGAGTATCTCCACTTGTCCGGCGGCGCTTTTGCCTTCCTTCTCGGCAAACCCGCCAACCTTTTTCTGCAACAGTGCGGTGATGTTCGCGGTGTCCTTCGCCTGATTGCCGGTCGACTTGTAGTTGATGCCCAACTCTTTGAGCGCCCTGGTGTTACCCAGGAACGCTTTGCCGAGCAAGCCCGCCGCACTGGGCAGGTCCCGGCCCGTTTTCGCGGCGAAGTCGGCTAGTAGCGGGGTCAGCTTCTCTAGTTGGGTGCCGGATAGCTTGAACTGGGCCAAAACTGCCTGGCCGGATGCCAGGGCGTCATCGTCGAAGCGGGTCTTGTTCATCAGCTCCGTGTTGAGCGCCCGAAGCCGGCCGATGTTCGTATCGGCTAACTTCGGGAAGCGGGTGAACGCGTCGGACAGTTTCAGTTGTGATTGCTCAGCCTCGGCGTACGCCTTTACCGAGTCCATGCCGAACTTGGCCGCCGCAGCACCAACCGCAGCGAACGCGACCGTCGCCGCAACCTTCATCTTGTTAAGAGTCTTGGTCGCCCCCCGGTCCTTCGCCAAGACGTTGAAGATTAGCGATGTGTCCGCCACGGAGCCACCCCCACCCTCAGGCGTCCTTCATTCGGTTGCTCAACTCGTCGATGTAGTCGCAGGCCGACTCGAACTCCTCCACGCTCAGCCGTTCCAGCTCGCGCGGTCCAATGTGCAACGTTTCGGCTATGGCCCACTGGTAGCGTCGCCGCTGATATTCGAGGTCGCTTTTCCCACCGGCTCACCTGACGACGGTGCGTCAGCGATCTGCAAGTCGATCGCGGTCAGCATCTCCTCCCGCTCGGACTCCTCCATCCGCGCCCGCTCGACCCGGCCCCGCATCGACTGCAGCTCCTCGCGGGTGAACTCGACCAGCAGCTCACCAACGTAGAAGTCGGGGACGTCCTCGTAGCGCAGGGTGTGCTGTTCGCGGCGCAGCAGGTGCCACAGCAGCACCCGCCGAGCCTTACTCTGCCCGGAGATGATCCCAACCTTGAGCTTGTCCCAGGTGTCGCCGAACCTCTTCTCACACAGTTCGGCCTCGCTCGTGCGAACCCGGTCCGCGTCCCAGTCCCAGCGCGTCTTGTCGCCCTGTTCTGGCTGGTATGTCACAAGCATGTCAGCCTCACTTGAACGGTCCCTTGCGCGCGATCCGCTGCGCCATGTCCTCCATGGCGCCCAGCACCGCGTCGCGCATCTCGTCGTGGCTCTGCCGGGTGGCAGAGTCGAACCACTCGACTGGCGTCGCCCGCTGTTCCACCCACGCCTCGCGGTTGCCGAACAGTGGATGCCGCCAGCCTTTCGCGCGGTTGAGCCGCCGCGCGGCGTGCGTGAACCCGCGCGCCGCGCCTGTCCCGCCGACCCGCAGCCGGGCGCCGGTGCTCCGCCCGGACAGCCGGCCCTGCGCTTTGATCAGCGGCACGATCGATTGCCGCAGCGACGGGGAGGCCTCCGCCGGTGATGTGTCGTCGATGCCCAGCAGGTTGCTTATGGCCTGCTGCTTGAGCGGCTCTATCGCCTGACGAAGCTGTTTCGACAGGTCACGCCGCAGCTTCTTCCCGTCGGCCTCCGCCGACAACGCCCGGGCCAACTCCTGCAGCCCCCGCTGGTCGACGGACAGCTCTACCGGCATCAGCCGTACCGGGTGATCTCGCTGGCCGCGTTCCACGACGAGGCGATCTTCACCGAGTCGGCCACGGACCCGTCGACCTCGAAGTCGGGCAGGATGTCCCCGAACCAGTACTGCAGGTTGTTCGACGTGGACGGGTACAGGTAGAACTTCCGCGCGATTCCGTCGATGGCCGCCGTGTAGGTTTGCACCGTCGCGTCGTCGTAGAACCCGGCGAAATCGCCAGACGAGTCGGGCAGGCCTGCGACGTACACCTTGTTCGTGTCGCCGAACGCGGTGACTTCCGGCTTGTCCGTCTCGAATTTGATGCTCCACGAATTGAGGAACGCCACCGGCTCAGCGGTTCCACCGCTGGCGAGTGCTAAGTAGACTCTTCCACGCCTGCCGTGGATCCTTGCCATGATTCACTCCTTATCTAGCAGTCGCAGCAGCCGCTGTGCATGGTTAACAAACGTGCGGTCGGCGACCGCCCGACGTGCCTGACGTGCCGCCTCGTCTCGCTGGTCGTCGCGGGCCAACCACCAGCGCAGCAACTCCGATGCCCCGGCTGGTGAGCCGAACGTGGGCAGCATCGGCAGCAGCTCGTCGCCTTCGCCACGCGGGTCGCGTAGGAAGAACAGGCCGGTCGCGGCCATCTCCACCTCCCGCGGTCCCATAGCCCAACCCTCGGCGCTGTCACCGTCGTCGACCTCACGCCGGTACAGGTTGATCCCGGCCCGCGCCGACCGGTAGATGCGCACCCCGTCGGCGTTGTCCAGGCACTCGTGGATGTCATGCCCGACGTGGGCGCGCAGCGGCGAGCCCTCGGGCAGCCGCTGCCAGTTGCCGCCGAGCAGCACGTCCAACCCGGCCAGGTCCATCTGCTCGAAGAACTCGATCCTGGACTCGAACCCGGTGCCGACGAACGTGAAGTCGCATTTCAGCTTCGGCTCGGCCAGGCCGGGGCAGTGCACCGCCGGCCGGTAGGCGTGCGGCATGTACTCGGCCCGGGACACTGCCCGGTAGGCGTCGATCGACACCGGGTCGTTGAGCAGGTTCAGGTCGGCGTGGGCGGCCGCGGCCAGCTGCCGGGTGTCCTCGTACGGGGCCTCGGTGTGCAGGACGACGATGCGGGTGCCGTAACGGCGGGCCAGGTCGAGCAGGTCTGCCGGGACGAGGAACGCGGAGACGACCAGCAGGATGTCCGGCCGGGTCTTGTAGAGGGTGGCGTACAGGCCGTTGACTGCCAGTTCGATCGCCTGCTCGGTCGGCAGCGCCTTGCGGAACCGGCCCTCGGCCACTTGGACGTGCGCGGCGTCGTAGAGGGTGAGCCGGTCGCCCAGGTTGAACTCGATCACGTGCTGGCCGAGTTCGCGCAGGGCCTCAACCCAGCCGGCGTACACGTCGGCGACGGAGAACGACGGGCCGGGGTGGCAGACGACTATGCGCATCAGCCGACCTCGACTATCACATCGGCGGCCAGGTAGGTGACTTTGCTCGCGGGCGGCCATTCGACGGCCCGGTCCCGCTCGACCGAGGTGACCTGCGACCAGTCGACGGTCCCGCCCAGGGTCGGATCGCCGTTGATAGCCGTCCGGATCGACGACGCGCCCTCACCGGCGGTGAACGCGTCCAACTGCTCCTGCGCCCGGGTGGTGGACCATTCGATGAACACGGTCACGGCGAACGTGAGGTCGTCGCTCTGCCCGTCGAGGGTGGTGTCGAAGGTGGTCGTGCGCCGGGCGACGACCGCGGCCGGGGCGTTGATGATGTCCGGCATGTTCGCGTGCGCGCGTAGCCCGACGATGGTGTCCAGCCGGGCTGCGATGCCGGCGCGAATCTGCTGGGTGGTGGCCATCACGCCACCAACACCGGGGTCAGCCGGTACGGCTTGATCAGGTCCAAGGCGAACGGGTTGCGTCGTAGCATGAATCCGGCGGTCTCGTCGAACCCGCCCTGCGCTTCGAAGGTGGACTTGGAGCGGTACAGCTCGGCGGCGGTGATCAGCGCCGACTGGCGGACGCTGTACGGCACAGCCGGCCACCCGTACACGCCGGTGATCTGCACCCGGTCCTGCCGGGTCAGCAGCCCGCATGGTAGCGGGAACGTGCGGGCCAACGCGGCGATGCGGGTGTACGGCTTCTGCTCGGGGCCGGCGGCCGGGTTGACCGGCTGCAGCTGGTAGTCGCCGACAGCCCACGTGGTTTCGAACACGCCGTCGCCACTCGCGTCTGTCTTCAACGTCACCACGGACACGAGGTCGTTGAATACCGGCAGTCGCAGGCAGTACAGGCCGGTCGGGACGAACGTTCGCACCTCTTCGTCGGCGGTGCGCCAGAACAGCCGCTGCGTGTAATGCTCCACCATCCGGGAGGCTGCGAAGCAGGCGGTGTGGAGTTCGTAGTCGTCGGCGGTGTCGGTGGACGCGAGGCCCAGCCGGGATTTCAACGCCTGGAGGGTGGCGTACAGCCGGCCGAGGGTGGTGTCGAGCACCGTCCACGTGCCAACCTCGGTGTCGACTGCTGTGCCGGTGCCAACCCATTCGTACTGCCACTCACCAGCGGTCGAGCAGGTGATGTCCTTGCGGTACAAGCCGGTGGAGACTTTGGTGATCTCGGCCAGGGCGAACGTGTAGGTGGTGGCGGTTGCCTCGGGGTCGGTGACGATCAGAGTGATCGTGGTCGGGTCGGTCAGTGTGCCGGCGACAGTGAACGTGTTGGTCAGCGTGGCCAACTCCGACGCGGACTCGAAAAACACCATTGCGCCCATGTCACACCACCTCCGAAACCCTCGACGTTGACGATGCGGCCGCGGCCACGGTGGCCGCAGAGTCTGCGCGGAAGGTGCCACCCGAAACGACGAGGGTCCCCAAAACGACCGTGACCGTGGCCGCGGCCGGTGTGATGGCCCCCGCCCCGGCGGTGACCGTCAGAACCCCGACGGTGGTGGTGACGGTCGCGCCGACCAGCGTCACCGC